TAAGGGCGGTAAAACGAAATGTATAAATATAGAGGATGGAAGAAACGATGTAAGTTGTTGAGGTACAGTGGGTTGTTGGTGCTTGGGTTGGGACTGTCGTGCAAAACGAAATGTAACATTGATATAACATTTATGTAACATTGAACGGTTTTTTGAACGGTGTTCAACGGGAAAATGTAACATGGGGAGGGAAATGGTGGGAAATAGAGGGAAATTTAGGGATGTTTTCCGCTATTTGAGGGGAATGGACGTTCTGCAACCAGTGAGGGCGTCAGAGGGCAATTAAACGGTCTTGTGTGTGGTTTTTATGGATGTGTGAGCCGGATGTCCAGGCGGTTTATGAGGACGTTACAGGCGGTACGGGATGGCGTAGTATTGATGTGTGAGGGGCGTGAATGCCTCTTTTTTAGTATGCAAATACTTCTATATAGTTATTATTTGGTATATTTGCAGCATTAAATAAAAAGAACAAACGGGAAAGGAGAAAGGATATGACGAAGGTGATACATGTGCATCTGTTCTGTGGACGCAGGAACTATTATTTCGGCTCGATAGCCGCCATATATGATGTCCTGACGGCGAAAGAGGTGGGTATGACTATGAACTCTCTGCTTCATGCTGGACTTGAGGACGAGGGCTGCGTGCTGACGAAGAAGGCGATGATAAGGCAGAGCCGTCTGATAAGGAAAAGGCAGGAGTGTTGAACGTGTAAGCGACTGATTGAACGACGGTTGAACGGTCGGACGGCTGATATTGAACAGTTGCCGACCGTTTTTGCATATATGAGGCTGAAATGAGCGTGAAAAATGCGGTAAAAATATGTTAATTTTGGGTTTGCTTCTACATTTGGGTCTACGTTTGGGTCTACAGTTTCACTATATGTAAAAACGAAATGTATTGAATGGGTCTACATTTGGGTCTACAGTTTTAACTAAAATTAAGGCGGTTTTGTCATTTCAAATGTACAAAAATATGGCGTTATGTGTTGAAATGTTGCATGTAAGAGGGGGGGATAATCCACAAACGGACGTGTTTCACGCGATAGAAACATTACGTGAAACGCTTGTGTTTACAGGTGTTTTTACTAAATTTGCGGCATGAAAGAGGCAAAAAGGCGTGCGCGCAGCAAAAAAGGCGCGCCACACGCGACATTTGAGATTGCGCATGACGTGCGTGACACGCTCGGCAAAGATGTAGGGCTGAGAATACTTGAACGCTCGGACATGCTTGCTGCGAGCACATTGGAACAGCTGCGCAAGTCGACGGACAGAGCATATACGCTTTTCGGTTTTCTGATGACAGCGTTCAGCGCAGTGACCGGTCTCCTTATGGCTGCAAAAGGGATATTGATTCTCATTCCCGGCGTGGTACTGTGGATTGGTCTGTGCATTTCCTTATATATAATGTTCGGCAAGGTGATATGGGTGCACAGTTTCAGGTGTATGGGTAATGAGCCTCAAAATCTTATAAGTGAGCGTAATATAAAAATGCTAAAAGGTATATACGGAACAAAGCAAACACTAAGCAGCCGCTATGAACTTAATCTGATATACGACAGCATAGAAGACTGTGCGTATGCCATAGCGATAAACGACAGTGCGCTGGAAGACCGTGTGCGCACTATAGAGCTTGTTATGAATACATTGAAGATTACGATAAGTGGGGTGGTACTGAGCGTATTACTCATCACTGTCTTCAGATTCATCAATTGAGTCTTGGAAGAAGTTGGTAAGTGAGGCTTTTCTGCGTGTAAGTCTCTCCCACTGTTCTTTCTCTACGTTTTGTCTGGTTTCCTTTTTTTTTGCCATAATATAACTATAATAATCAGGTTAGACGATGCGAATAAGTCCGACGATGGTGCTCATGCTGCGTATGTCGTCTTTCGGAAGCAGGAACGGACGGTGTACGGTGTCGTTCTCTGACGCGCACAGTATGCAGTCATCGTGCTCGATGGTTTCCATGACGCGCTTAACGAGCACACCCTGGCTTGTCTCGAGGACATAGACCGTACCCCACTGGAAGAAGCGTATGTCGTGTATCTTGTGACACGCGATGAGGTCGCCGCTGTAGTATAGCGGAATCATGGAGTCTCCGGACACACGTATGATGAAGTCCGCACCCTTGTCCTGGAATTCAGGTATGATGTATCGCTCACAGTTCTCCATGTATGCGAATGAGCTGTCTGTAGCCGGAAATCCGGCAACAGCATCAAGCGGAATCAGCGGTATGCCTTCTTTACTGTTGCTATCCACCTTCTTCATAATCACTTCAGGGCTTTTGGGCGTACTATTTTTTAGCATTTCCCCTTTGCCGGTAAGAAGCCAATCTATACTTATTTGTTCACACAATGAAAACAATAAAGGCAAGTCTAAAGTGTTGCGTGCTTTCCAGTTAGAAAGAGTCGACTTGCTTATACCTAAATAGTTAGCAAGCTCAATATCAGTTGATATATTCAGTGCTTTTTTGAGTCTTAATATTACTTCTTGTGAAGAAAGAGTTTTCATTTCGTGAAATTTTAACAATAAATATTTTGTTGTTTTCAATATGTGTACTATCTTTGCGAAGAAATTAAATGTAAACCGCGTTCAAAGATACGAAAAATAACATAAACGACAAATAAATATGGACATGGAAAAAAAATATGATTTTACAGACGAGATGAAGGTGTTTGGAGACATAACGCTCCGCCGGATTGTCGCTCTTCGTGATTTCGGTGACGTAAAAGCCGGAGACAAAGGCGGCTGGATTGAAAAGGAAGAAAATCTGTCGCAAGACGGCAACGCATGGGTCTGTGGCAATGCACGGGTCTATGGCAATGCACGGATCTGTGGCGATGCATGGGTCTATGGCGCCGCACAGGTCTGTGGCGATGCAGGGGTCTGTGGCGACGCACGGGTCTATGGCAATGCACGGATTTGTGGCGACGCACGGGTCTATGGCGCCGCACAGGTCTGTGGCGATGCACGGGTCTATGGCAATGCACGGATCTGTGGCGACGCACGGGTCTATGGCGCCGCACAGGTCTGTGGCGATGCACAGGTCTGTGGCGATGCACGGGTCTGTGGCGACGCACATGTGACAAGCGAGTCTGATTATATCGTCTTCAAAAACTTCTGGTCATCCGGCAGATACTTCACCTACACCTTTTCCAATAGGATGTGGAAAGTAGGCTGCTTTTATGGCACCGGTGAGGAACTCATAAAAAAGGCGTATGCCGACAGTGAGGACAGCGGCTGGCACTACGAGCAGGCAGTGCGTTATGCTGAGGCGGCCGAACGGAGAAGGAAGAAATGATATTATCGTCATAAACTGACCGAAGTTCGTTGACGCTGTCGATATAGCTGTAATCCGGCTCGGGATGAACAGGAATAGCTTTTTGAGCAAGGCGAAGAAGTTTTAGGATAACTGGCAGCCCGGAAAGACGGGCAGGGGCGAAGGGTTTCTCTGACGAAAGGAGTGACACTGATTTCAATTATCCGGGGTTCGATTCCCCGGTGCCCCACAAGAGAGAAGCGTGACAGGCCGGAAGGCGTGAGAGACGGTCTGACGGTGTGGAAAGACACACGGGGCACGGGTTGTTTGCGGCGGGGTTCGACTCCCCGCGCCTCTCAAGAACAAGATAGATAAAATGTTTCATACAGACGATGGCATTGCGGTCCGTGAGGATAGTAATGCCGCAAGGGCACAAGAGGTTTGCGTGCGGTTCGAGTCCGCAGTGCCCACAAGACATATTAACGAAAAAACAGAAAGGACATGAGACAGAAGATTTTCATAGAGCGTGGAGAGGGCACGGCGCTTGCGCGCATATTCGGCTGTTCGCGGATGTACGTGAGCTACGCTCTGTCGTTCAAGAAGAACAGCGCGAAGGCACAGCGCATACGCAAGGCAGCCATAGAGCGGGGCGGGCAGCTTGTGAGTTTCGAACCGGTAAAAAAACAGCAATTATGAGAGAGGATCTGGAACGCATATACGGAGCCGAGCTGCGCTGGCTGCGGAGGCTAAGCCTCAGGGACAGATGGCGCATAGTGTGGTTCGTCGTGAGCATGTGCCTGGTGATGATGACGGCGGGCGGTCCGCTGCCCTGCATTGCGGTGATTTATCTTAACGGCGCGGTCTCAACCTGGCAGTTGCACAAGGTGAGAGGCATGCGGTGAATTTGAAAGAAAGGAGACCTGTATGGAATACTACAACAAGATGCTTTGTCTGAGCTTTGCCGACCTGACGGGCGGCGGTAATCCGGTGATATTACCTAAGACATTATTACAAAATGTATGTCGCGGCAATATCATCCGTGCGGACCGTGCCGGCGGTGAGGGTTCCAGGGCACTGTACGTCTGGAGCAGTATTCCGGAGAAATACAGAAAGAGATATATGGAGCTGCATGGAGGACCCGGAGGAGGAGATGAGAAAAGCGCGACAGGCTGTGGAGCTTGTGGAAGACAGCGACGCGCGCTCATACTTCGAGACATACAGATATACCGACAAGAGGGGCGAGGAAAGGAGTCTGACAGACGGACAGATAGACGACTACACGAGAAACGCGTCGGTGCTGAACATGCTGCGCAAGACCGCGCAGGGCTCGAGGATCCTGCGGTCGTCGCTGAACGCGCGCGGTACGGGAAACACGTGGGACATCGTGGCGGAGACTTCGGAGAACCTGCGCGAAAGATACGGCCACTCGCTGCCCGCCAACCCGGCAAGGCTCCGCGCCAAGATGAGGGACTACGCTGAGCGTGGCTATGAGGTGATGATAAGCGGCAAGCTGGGCAACACATCCTCGGTGAAGATAACCGCAGAGTTCGGAGAACTGATAATAGCGTTGAAGCGCAGCCGCGTGCCCGTGTATACTGACAGAGCCCTTCTGGAGAAAGCCAACGAGGAGGCGGAAAAGCGCGGGTGGAAGCCCCTGCGCAGCCTTGCGGGACTGAAGAGATGGCTGAACAGCCCAGCGGTGCAGCCTCTGTGGTATGACGCGGCTTATGGTGAGCAGACCGCCCGACAGCGTTTCGCGCGGAAGCACCGCACCGCCCAGCCCTCACGGCGCGACTCGCTGTGGTACGGTGACGGCACGAAGCTTAACCTGTACTACCGCGACGAGAAAGGCAACGTGAGGACGACGTGCGTGTATGAGGTGGTGGACGCCATGAGCGAGGTGCTTCTGGGCTACCACATCAGCGACAGCGAGGACTACGAGGCTCAGTACAACGCCTTCCGCATGGCTGTGCAGACAAGCCGCCACAAGCCCTACGAGATAGTACACGACAACCAGGGCGGTCACAAGAAGCTGGAGAGGCTCACCGACGGCTTCTTCCACAAGATATGCACGGTGCACCGTCCGACGCAGCCGTACAACGGCGAGTCGAAGACGATAGAGAGCATCTTCGGACGGTTCCAGAGTCAGGTCCTGTCGAAATCGTGGCAGTTCACCGGTCAGAATGTGACAGCAAAAAAACTGTCAAGCCGTCCTAACGTGGAGTTCCAGGACGCGAACAAGGCACGGCTGTACACTCTGGACGAGCTGCGCGACGCCTACGCCGCCGCGCGCAAGGAATGGAACGAGATGCCCCATCCCGCCACAGGCGAGCGGAGGATAGACATGTACATGAGGAGCGTGAACGAGGCTACGCCCGAGGTCACGACCGGTGAGATGGTGAGGATGTTCTGGGTGTTCAAGGAACGCCGGAGCACATTCACCGACCAGGGCATAAAGGTGAGGATAAACGGCACTAACCTGCAGTACGAGGTGTTCTCCGCCCCGGGCGTGCCCGACCACGGCTGGCGTCGCCTGCACACGTACGAGAAGTTCGTCGTGGCATACGACCCGAACGACACGTCGTGCATAAGGCTGTACACGCGCATGCCGGACGGCAGCCTGCGGTTCGAGCGCACTGCGGAGCCGTACATTGTGATACATCGTGCCAAGCAGGAGCAGACCGATGCCGACGGGGCTTTCATCCGCCAGGAGCAGGAAGCCAACGTGCGTGACCGCGTGGAGCGTGCCGCCGAGGGCTACCGCATAGCCTCCGCCCACGGCACGGCACCGGAGCAGAACGGCCTGCGCACACCTAAGCTGAAGGGTCTGCCTAAGACGGCGCAGGACGCGCTGTACAAGCGTTATCTGAAGTATGACAGCGACAATAACGATCTGGAGCTGGGACGCCACACGAAGAGCATGAGCATGGACGACTGGCGCGACGTGATGGGGCTGGATGCGGATAAGGAGAAAGGGAAAAGGACCGCGGGGAAACTGTAGGAAAAGGTAAAAAGGTGAAAAGGTAAAAGAGTAAAAGGGTAAAAAAGTAAAAAAAACAAATATAGACAAAAAGAAGAAGACATGAAAGAGAACGAGAAGAAGGCGATATGCGAGGCTCTGAAACGCTATGTGGCGAAATATCCGAGCCAGAACAAGGCGGCGGCGAGCCTGAACGGCACGAGCGCAGGAACGGTGAGCACGATACTGTCGGGCGCGTGGGACAAGATAAGCGACGAGATGTGGCGCAAGATAGCCGCGCAGGTGCACGCTTTTGTGGACAGCGGCGAGTGGAAGACTGTTGAGACGGCAGCCCTGCAGGAGATGGTCTACGCCATGGAGGACGCCCAGCAGTGGAAGAACGTGACATGGGTGGTCGGTGAGGCGGGCTGCGGCAAGACCACCGCCGCACGCCTGTATGAGGAGGAGCACAGGGAGGTGTTCTACATCCTGTGCTCCGAGGACATGCGCCGCAGCGACTTTGTCCGCACCATAGCGCGCAAGGTGGGAATACGCACTGACGGCATGAGCATACGCGACATGCTCGACGCCGTTACCGGCTCGCTGGTTCAGATGGACGCCCCGCTTCTTCTGTTCGACGAGGCTGACAAGCTGATAGAGTCGGTGTTCCACTACTTCATCGACCTTTACAACCGTCTGGAGGACAAGTGCGGCATGGTGTTTTTCTCGACATCCTACATCAGACGCCGGATGAAGACGGGACTCCAGTACGACAAGAAGGGCTACAACGAGATACACTCGCGCATCGGCAGGAAGTTCTTCGAGCTGGAGCCGACGGGACCGCGCGACGTATATGCCGTGTGCGTGGCGAACGGTCTGTGCGACAGGAAGCAGATAGCCGAGGTGGTGCAGGACTCGGAGAAATACGACTTCGATCTGAGGCGCGTGAAAAAGGCGGTGCACAGAGTGAAGAGAATGGCGTTTGAACAGTGACTGAAAGGTGTTTGAGGAATGAGAAAGGCAATATCAGTGAGCGAGCTGCTGTCAATGAGGATTGAGACGCTTCCCCTGGAGGGCGCGTGGCGGGACGCCTTCGGCGAGCCGGAGCGTCACGGTGTGTGGTTCGTATGGGGAGGCAGCGGCAGCGGCAAGACGTCGTTCGTGCTGCAGCTGTGCAAGGAGCTGTGCCGGTTCGGGCGCGTGGCATACGACAGTCTGGAGGAAGGCGCGTGCAAGACGATGCAGAACGCCTTCATCCGCACGGGCATGCAGGACGTGGCGCGCAGGATGGTGCTGCTCGACTGTGAGGATATGGCGACGCTGAGCGAGCGTCTGAAGAAGCGGCGCAGCCCCGAGTTCGTGGTTGTGGACAGCCTCCAGTACACCGGAATGAGCTACAGCGACTTCCGGACGCTCAAGGAGCGGCACCGCGACAAGCTCCTCATATTCATCAGCCAGGCTCGCGGCACACAGCCCTCCTCGCGTGTGGGCGTGAGTGTGATGTATGACGCCGGGCTGAAGATATGGGTGGAGGGCTACCGCGCCTTCTCCAAGGGCAGGACGTTTGGCGAGAAAGGATATTATACGGTTTGGCCGGAAAGAGCCGAGAAGTATTGGGGAAAGTGAGAAGGTGAGAGGGGGAGAAGGTGAGAAGGTAAAAAAGTAAAATATAAAAAGAGAAGGGAAAGGACATGAAGAAGGAAAAGGTATACATAAGTGGCGCCATAGCGCATCACGACATTGAGGAGCGCAAACGTGCGTTTGAGGACGCCGCGCGGTTTTTGGATCTGAAAGGCTACGAGCCGGTGAATCCGTTTGACAACGGGTTGCCGGAGGATGCCGACTGGCGCGAGCACATGCGCGCTGACATGGCGCTGCTGATAGGCTGCGACCGCATCTATATGCTGGGTGGCTGGGAGAAAAGCAAGGGCGCAAAGCTGGAACTTGACGTGGCGAGCTCGTGCGGGATAGAGGTGATGTTTGAAAGGTAAAAAGGTGAAAAGGTAAAAAAGTAAAAAAAGTAAAAAAAGTAAAATCGTAAAGTGATGGAAAAGACTGTTGGAAGAGTTGCCGCATGGCTGCGCGGAATGCGCGGTCGGCGTGCGGAGAGGAGGATGGCGGCAAGGGAGCGCCGCATGATGACTGACGCCAGGCGCGCCGTCCAGGTGCGTGAGTTCTGCGGCGAGGTGTTCGTCTGCATGGACGGTGTGCCTGTGGTGCCTGCGGACGGCTTGAAATGGGACTTGCCCACGGTGCTTGACGTGGCGCGCGAGGCATACATAAAATACAGAAAGGAGGAGTGCGCCTATGGACGTTGACAATTATGCGAGGTTCTACGCGCTTCTAAGGCGGATGCCCTGTGCCGACAAGGAGACGCTGGTGTCGCAATACAGCGACGGCAGGACGACACACCTGCGTGAGCTGAGCGGAAGCGAGTACCGGGCGATGTGCGACGCGATGGCGCGTGTGGCGAGCGAGGATGAGAGCCGTCGCGGACTGAGGAGGCTGCGCAGCGCGGCGTTGCACCAGATGCAGCTGCTCGGTGTTGACACCGCCGACTGGAGGAAGGTGGACGCCTTCTGCCGTGACAGGCGCATAGCCGGTACGGACTTCAGGGAACTGGACGGTAAGGGTCTGGAGGCACTGACAAGGAAGGTAAGGATAATAAGGAGAAAACGTCAGGACGACTGACTGCATAAATTAAGAAAGAAAATGGAACAGAACATTCAGAGTGTGGACATAAAGTCCATGACAAAGGAGCAGCGGGCTGAACTTCTTGCCCGTCTGCAGCAGGAAGAGAGAGAGGATCGTGTGGCACGGCGTGAGACCTACGAGGGACTGCGCGCGGAGTTCATGCGCGAGGTGGAGAGAAAGGTGACGGCTCTTGTGGAGGACGTCAGGGGCTTCAGGAAATGGCTTGAGGGCGAGACGGACAGCTTCACGGAGGTCATGAAGGACTACGGTCAGGTGAAGAACGACGGACAGCGGTCGTACACCATCACCGACGGCGGCTTCCGCCTGGAGCTGAAGAGCAACAAGGTGAAAGGCTTCGACGAGCGCGCCGACATGGCGGCGGAGCGTCTTATAGACTACCTTAAACGCTACATGGAGCGGAGCGAGAAGGGCGCGGACGACCCGATGTACCAGATGGCTATGACTCTGCTCGAGCGCAACAAGATGGGCGACCTCGACTATAAGTCAATATCAAAGCTCTACGAGCTGGAGGACAAGTTCGACGGGGAGTATGCCGACATAATGCGCCTGTTCAAGGAAGCCAACGTGGTGCAGCGCAACGCGGTGAACTACTACTTCTGGAAGCGCAATCCGGCGAACGGCGTGTGGATGAGGGTCGAGCCGAGCTTCTGCAGGATGTGACAAAAAGTGAAAAAGGAAAAGGGTAAAAAACGTAAAATGTAAAAAAGCCGCGCAGACAATGGTGTTTACGCGGTTTTTTCGTAACTTTGCCGTTATGAGAAAAGGACGTGACAGAACACTGATAAACGAGAGGGACAGGAAGCTCTTCGAGCGGTATTACTACTGGACCGAGGTGCGCCGCCTGCGCTTTGACGACACGATACAGAAACTGTCGTCCGAGGAGTTTTTCCTGAGCGAGCAGCGCATAATCCAGATAATACGCCGCATGCTTCAGGAGGGCGCCACGGTGAACGGCGAGAAGATACCTGTGGCACGCTTCGCCGGATTCCGCAACCTGAAGCGTCCGGGACGCAGGCGGGAGAAGGAAGAGCTGCCTCTGTTCACCTGACCGTCCTGAAACGCACCACGGGTCTGGCTGTAGCGACAGCCGGAGGGTCAGCCACCGTTTCGGACGTTGTAGTTGTGTAAGTCTGCTCGTAAACCTTAATGCCATGGCTCCATGTGTAGAATCTTGATTGTGTGCGCACGAGCGCGCCGTCGCTGTCGGGGCGGAAGCCCTGGAGCAGCCTGTGCAGCCCGTGTCTCATCCGCTCGCGTTCAGCCACACGGTCGAGCGTGCCGGACGTGGCGTGTGTGTCGTCGTAACAATCCAGTATGAGGCGCACACGCACGGTGCATGTGCCTTTCTGTGCTCCGCCGGCGGTGTCGGTCCACGAGGTTTCGGGCGTGTCTATGAGCACCGCCGGCATGACGAGGGGGTATGTGTCCACGTCTTCCTTGTCTATATACTCGAGCTGCCCGTAGTCCTCGTCGACAAGAGCGAGCTGCGGCATTGACGACTGTATGTGTCCTATCAGAGTCCGTATTATCTGTTCCATCATAGTTTCTCCGAGTATGATATTTTCCTGCGTATCCTTTCTATAGTCTCATTGACAAGCTCCGTTATCCTTTCGTTCAGCTCACGGCTTCTGCCCATGAACTGGCGTCTGGGAATGCGCATGTGTCGGCTGTAAGCCCTCACCGCGTACCTTCTTGCCCTTTTCCTGCCTTTCTTCAGTATCTTGCGTTTGTGGGCACCGACGCGAACAGTTCCGTCGAAACCGTAGTTGTGCACCCATGCGTAAGGCACCGGATTGCTTACTGTCACCTCTCCCGGTCCTGTGACCTTATACTGTGTCGATCGTGACAGATGCTCCCGTCGCGAATGCAATGGCAAGTACTGCGAGTCCTTTCCCTTGCCCTGCTGGCGTCTGGTGGTCTTCCACGGCTTCAGCCCGCCGTCGCGCCATCCGGCATCGCGGAAGTTCCGGTTTGTCATGTTTACCGCGGCGTTGCCTATGCGTCGGGGCAGGTTGCTGTTCACCTCGCGCACTATCTGGTCCTTGATGCTCACGATGCGTCTGCCTATCTCATCCGCGTTCATAGGACAAACTGATAAAAGAGTGCGGCGAATACGCCACCGGCAAAGGTACAGAGCCAGTCGGTGAGGTCAAATTTATTCCCATACATGCGGTCTTTAAGCTCGAGGCATGTGGCAGCCACAGCCGAGGAGAAGAGCGCGCCATAGACCGAGAAGCCCATGACACCGACGAAAAGACCGCCGAGAAGGTGTTTCCAACGGTTGGATTCCTTAAAAAATGAAATAATTCTGTTCATAATGTTTGTCTGTTGGATTATTATTGTTATATTTGCGACAAGCTTCTAAAGAAGTCGCGTGTGCTACGGCACGTCGCCTCGCAGGGGAATCCGAAAGGACTCCCCTGTAGTTATTTTAATGGTAATAGAATTTTCTATCCTTGTAGAATAACCTGACATTACCTTTTTCGTAAACCCACACTTCGCTAACCTTTATTTCTGGAAACCTTAATCTCGCAACTATGGCTTTTCGTAAATATCTGTCAGAACAGCCTTTCGTGTTATTTATAACAATACGGTCGGACTGCTTCAATCCATGCGAAATCATATTTCTGATTTTCTTTTTATTCCATGGCTTGGCAAACCCCTCGTACTCGTAGAATACGCCATCGACAGAAAAGTCGGGACATTTTTTCTCAAACTTTGTTCCGGTCAGAGAGCCGTATATCTTTTTGTATTCCTCAGACCTGTAATGCAGGCGCGGCGTCATTCTGACCTCATGACCCGTTTTCGCAAACTGGAGGCATATACGTTTCATGTCCTTATAGTCGGTCTTGTCCTTTTCGACGTCTTGGTGTATATAGAGGCTGCCGCCGTTCTCTGCCTTATGTTCCAGCTTGAAACCGTCAGAGGATATGCGGCTTATACAACCGTTTATGTATGGACAGTTATAACAGTCCTTCTTCCTTGCGTTGAAGAGTCCCAGCACCCTGTCCTTGATATCCGGTCTGTAGAAAGCACACGAGCCGCACGACCTCGGGAAATACGGATGGCTGTCGCTGAAGATGCGCCCGTCCTTGCCCGGATTGTTCTCCAGCCCCGGCTCGGGCTTGTCGGTGTCGAGCTTTTCCTTCAGTTCGGGTGTCGCCGGTTCGTCTGTCGCCTCGAGCGTACACTTGCAGTTCCAGTGGTCGCCGGGGTGGTGGCGGTTCCAGAACTCGTCATCGACGGGCAGAGTGAGCTTGCGTTCCCAGAACGAGCGGTGTGTGCCTTCAGGGTCGGGCGACGTCGTGGGCATCCATCTGAGGTTAGGCAGTATGTCTTTGTCGCGCTCGAACTGCTGCCAGTCGGCGGCATTGTGCGCACGAATGACAGCCGTTGAGTATTCCGTATCGAGCCACGTGCGGTTGTAGTGTGAGGATATGCCCCGCACGTCCTCCACCCACTTGCTGAAGGGTTTGAGCTTGCCGTCGGCGTCGGTCAGCAATGCCGCCATCTCCCGCCCCATCTTGTGCACCTTGAACGCAGAGAACACCTCGTTGGAATGGCGCAGCGAGCGGTAGAAGTCCTGCTCGAGCGACGGCGACGGCGGTATGGCGCCCTGCGACAGTCCCTCGACGGTGGCCTCGTTGACGATGCGCAGAATCTCGCGCCACATGGTAGGCTCGAAGTCGTCGGACGTGTCGAAGCCGTTGTATATCTTGCGCAGGAATGTGGCGAGCACCTCGCTCGAGACTGTGAACGACGCGGCATTATGGATGTGGCCGTGCGAGCAGCAGGCACAACCTGAGTCACCGTAGTATATGCTGTCTATCAGCGGAATCAGCGTGCCCCGGTCTTCGGGGCGAGCCCGAAAAAACTTCTCAACCGGTTATTTATCGCTGTTTGAGAAGTTTTTTTATTGTCGCCTTTGTCTGCCGCAAGAGCATCACGCATGGCCTGTCGCTCTGCTTCCTTCATCAGTTTGAGCTCATCGTAGTTGTCAGGCTTGCGCACGGAGAACGTCTCATACAGATAGTCGTCGTCGATGGGCAGTCCCATGGACGAGAGCTTCTGCACGATGTCTATCTGCTGCGATGGGTTTATCTTGTCGTGGCTGGCATAGACGAACTCGCCGCCATCGACGTTGAAGCCGAGGTTCTGGAACACAGGGCGCATGTTGTAGTTGAGTATGTCGAGCAGGAAGCCGCAGTCGTCGGCGTTCATCTCGTCTTCTTCTTGCTTATGCACGGTGCCTAAGGACTGCGTGCCGTTCTCTCTGGCGTCGGTGGTGAGCGTGTTGCCGAGCACTCGTATTGACATTTTCGAGTCCCAGTACTCGGCGAAGGTGCGGTAGAGCTCAGACGATCCTGTCTTGTTGGACGCCTCTCTCAGCGTCAGCTCGGAGTCCTTAGGGTGTATATACACGGCATTGCTGCCCTGGCGCCGTGCGTCGGCAATGAGTCGTGCACGTGCATCCTCGTCGCCGGCATCGTAGGTATATTCGCGTATGGGCATTCCGAAGATGTTGGCGAATCGCGCCCAGTCGGCCATGTTTCCGCGTTTGTAGAGCACGGCGGGTAGCAGTTCGGCGAATATGCCGAGCTTGCGTTCAGAGCCCACGAACATGGTGTTGGGGAACTCGTCGATGGATATGCCGTCTATCGCGCCCTGATATTTGAGCAGCTTGCGGTGTATGGGGTCGTAGTGTTTGCGGTTTATGAGGTCGTAGCGTATGTTGCCGTCCTCGTCGAGATAGAACTGTACGAGGGTGAAGCCCCAGAAGTGGGACATGATAAGGTCCTTGCGCAGCTCCTTGAACCAGGGCGAACGCAACTGCGCGTTGATGACATCGTCGGGCTGGTCGTTGCGGCGAAACTCTATCGGTATCTTTGTGACGCCACGCAACCGTTTGTCGAGCACTCCGGAGAGATGCAGGTCGAGCATGGAGCTCTCATACATGTCGTATAGCCGTACACGGTTGGTGAAGTCAATGTTGAGCGCAGACTTCACGGAGTTGATGTAGGCGTTCATGTCGAAGTAGAATATCTCCGGCATCTGGAGCACTACGTCTGGCTGCCGCGTGTTTCTAATGTCAACCAATCCGCCCTGTATTATTCGCTTGCGGGCGTTCTTTCTTTTATCTTTCATGTTCATAATGTTGTATGATTAAAGCATTACAGGACGCACATCGTCCGATTTTATCTGCCACCGGCTGTTGTCGGCAAGCACATCCTCAGGCAGCAGCGGTGCGCCGTCTATTGTCACATCTCCCGACATCACTCCCTTCAGCCACTCTATGGCGCGGTCGTAACGTTCCTTGCGTATGGTGGACATCTTGTAAGGGTTGTGCTGGCAGTATATGTGGTATATGGCTATGTCGAGCGCAAACATCAGTATGAGCGGATGTCGCTCGTCGCCACGCGCGGCGAATATGGCGTCGCAGTCGTAGGTCTTGTTCATGTATGAGCGCATTTCTGACACGGCACGGTCCTCGCATATCTCGATGATTTGCGGGTCGTAGGTCTCCGTGTTCTTGCGCAACAACGAGTCGAGTATCTCGCGGTGGATGCTCGCGTCGTAGTCTTCTATCGTGATAAAGTTATCCATATATAATGTGTTTATTGGTTACATTCGCCAGGGGTTGCCTTCGTTTATGTCCTTATAAGACATTGTCACAACCGGTTCGAGCTCGGCGGTCTTGACGTCGAGCATTGTTATTCCGCCTTCCACTGCGTCGGGACCGTCGGCAGGATAAGGCAGCGTAAGTTCGAACAGGCTGAACTGATTGATAAGCTCCTGCATCATAGGATTGTCTTTTTCTGCCTCGTTGAACACCCAGCGGCAGTTGCGGTCTATCGGTTCAAGGTTAGCCTCTATACGTGTCGCCTTATCGGCTTTCTTCCGGTCGTCGGCACGTACAAATATATTTTTCTTTCTGTGCTGGCATTCCTCACGCAGCAGAGGTTTGAATACCTGCTGGAAGAACGGGTCCTGAAGTTTATTGTCTTCCATGTACCAATACACTGTAGTCTTCGCGTTCACGTCTTTGTCGCAGTCGAAGTACCAGCCGATGAACTCTGCGTTGGTGACACGTCCGACGTATGCTTTGATGATATAGTAAGTGTTCTTCAGCTTGCCGATAAGCACAAGTGCCTTGGTGCTTGCAGCTTTGTTTTTATTATTGGAATATGCCGGGTCGCCGTAGCCAATTAGGAAACGGAATTTGGAAAGTGCCGGAACTTTGCCCCACGGCAGGTTCTTGAATACTTTGCCTTCGGCGATGGGGTTATTGAAATACTCGCCCTGCTGCGCCTTTGCCGACACATTGCTCAGTGTGCGGTCGATGAACTCCTCTGAGTTCTTCTGCGGCCATGTAGATTTGCCGTTCTTATCGCGTATGTTCACTACATCCCAATGCTTTGCCCGCTGTCCTGCACGCACTATGCAGCAGTCCTTTGCAATGATGTTGCCGCACCATAGTATAAGTGTAGATTCAGATATTGAACGTGTCGGATATAATGCTTTCTCAAACCAATCCCACTTCTTGTCCAATGTCACAGGGTTGCGGCAGTCCTCGTCGGTGTCATAGTCATCCATATACAGAATGTCCGGACGTATGGCCTCGTTGCGCATACCACGGGGCGCGTTGCCCGCACCGAGGGCTACAAACTTAGCTCCGCATTTGCAAGTGAACTCGCTGTCTGTCCACTGACCGAGAACCATTTGATTGCCGTAAAATTGTTTTATGCGCGCGTTGTTCTCAAATGCAGCCTTATATGGTGCAAGCAAACGCTTGGCAGCGTCGATGGTAGCCGATGCAAGGGCGACGAAGTGTTTACGCCCAGTCAATGTCAGATACATGATGATGAACATCGCAACGGTTGACTTTGCCAGCTCACGCGACCACGATAGGACTTCATACCACTCGTCGTTGGCTATTACCCGACGTATGGCAGCAATATGGAACGGCGCAAACTCATACTTGGCATAACTTGGGAAAAAGAACTTAATCCATTTTATAGGGTCTGCCTCGAACACCTTGCGCTGACGCTCAATCTCCTGACGTGTGAGGCTGTCGTCAATCTCTATTCCGCGCAGCATGGCCTTATGGAAATTCTCCCATGCCGCTAACGCCTGTTTGTCTGTAATGCTGCTCATTGTCGTGCCTGGTCTTTTATGAATGCGTCAAACAAATCATTGAACCGCCGTGCGGCGTCCATGTCCTGTGGGCGCAGCCATGAGAGAAAGCGCATCGCCACGCTGACGCAGTCAGCCACACCGATGTCCGTCTCGAGCTTGCGCACCGCACCGGCGAGCTTCGACAGCGAGTCGGCTTCCGCCGGTGTGGCGAACCGGCTGCCCTTCTCGCGCGAGTTGATGCGGTTGTTTATCTCCATTATCTGCCTGTGGAACTGCGCTATTATCCGGTCGGGGGTAATGGTGAGCGACGCCTTGAGCTCCTCCCATGCCCCGTCCCGCATCCATCTCGCCACTGTCTGCCGCGTGGTCCCCACCTTCGCCGCGATCTCCTCCTGTGTATAAGCCCCGTTGATGAACAGCGACTTTGCGATATCCTTTCTGTCTATAGTCTGTGCAGCCATTCTTTTTTGAGTGCAAATATCACAATTATAATGCTGGATTTCAAATCGGATATTTATGTGTAACTTCCGCAAAGCCAGTATGTTACTCCGTAAGCGAAACATAAAAACACGGTTTGTGCGGTGCGGAATTTATGCGGATATTTGCATCAAAAAACAGCACAGGCATGAAGTTTTTCAACACAATACCCGGTGACGGCGAGGTCGCCATACTGCTCTACGGTGATGTGGGCGACGGGCAGAAGGTGGACAGCAGCCGCGTGGTGGCTGAGCTGATGGAACTGCAGTCGCGCTACAAAAAGATAGACGTGCGCATAAACAGCAACGGTGGCGACGTGTTCAGCGGCATAGCAATATACGAAGCTCTCCGCACATGTAAGGCAGACGTAACCATATATGTTGATGGCGTAGCTGCGAGCATAGCGGGCATTATCGCGATGTGCGGGAAACCGCTTTACATGTCGCCGTACGCACGTCTGATGATACACTCGGTAAGCGGAGGAGGTTACGGCAACGCTGCGGAACTGCGTGAGCTCGCGGCTATTATGGAGAATATGGAGTCGGACCTTGCGAGGATAATCGCCGGACGCTGCGGCATGAGGCCGGAGGACATCACCGCAAGGTATTTCGACGGCAGCGACCACTGGCTGACGGCACAGGAAGCGGTGGACATGCGGCTCGCCGACGGCATTTACAGCATGCCCGACAGCAACGCGCCTGAAGGACAGACAAACGAGGAGGTTTACAAATTCTTCTACAACAAGCTCAACACAAATCAAACAAAAATAAAAGATATGGCATTAATAGACAAACTTAGAATGTTACCGTCGTTCAAGGATGCGAACGACGAGCAGGGAGTGATAGACCTCGTGCGCAGTCTGGAAAACAAAGCAACAAAGGTGGATGCGCTGGAAAGGGCAAACAATGCGTACAAGGAAAGAATTGAACAGGCAGAGTCGAAGGAAATAGACGCTATTCTGAACAAAGCTGTGAGTGAGGGCAAGATAACCAAGGAACAGCTGCCGTCGTTCAAGACTCTGATGGACAAGGATCGCAAGACAACAGAAGCATTGCTCAACTCGATGAAGCTGACGGCGACCCGCAGGGCTGTGGACTACATCTACGACAAGACAGGTGGTGGAGACAGCCTTGCCGGCATGAGTTGGGACGAGATAGACAAGGCAGGGCGTCTGGGCGAGCTGAAAGACACAAACATTGAGCTCTTTAAAAACAAGTATAAAGAGCGTTTCGGCGTTGATTACAAGGACTAAAAAAAGAGAAGGAATATGGCATTAAATAAAGAAATCTGGCAGACCACGATTGTAGAGAATCTGTATGCCGACAATTCGTTCGCAGCGAAAAGTGTTGACGATTCAAGTTTCGTCGATAATCACAAAGTACATATACCTAATGCCGGTTCGCCGTCAAATGTCGAGGTGAACCGTTCATCTGTGCCGGCTACAGCCAAAAAGCGCACGGATAACGATCTGGAGTACACAATGGACGAGCTGACAACAGATCCGGTATATATTCCGAACATTGAGATGGTGGAACTGTCTTACGACAAGCGTAACTCAGTCATTGCCAACGACCGCGCCATCATCATGGACAAAGCGCATGTGAATCTGCTCGAGCGTTGGGGCGGCGGAGTGAACACAACGAAGTCGGTGCTGATGACTACAGGTACAGGAACAAGAGAGGCGCATACCTCGGATACTGCCACAGGTCAGCGCAAGAAGATAACCAAGGCTGATGTGCTCTCTATCATGACTCAGATGGACAAGGACAATATTCCGGAAGCCGGCAGATATCTGTTGCTGGATGCGTATATGTACGCAGACCTCTTGGAGGACTTGTCAGAAAGCGACAAGTGGATGTTCCAGAACTCGGCAGACGTACAGCGCGGTGTGCTCGGCAACTTGTATGGCTTCGACATCATGAAACGCAGTACAGTTCTGCGCATCAACGCATCATCGAAGGCGATAATCAAGTGGAGCGCAAGTGGAGATGCCGGAGAGCTTGCCGCAGCACTGGCATGGCAGGAACAGAGCGTGAGCCGCGCACTCGGAGAAGTGCACATGTTCGACTCGACGGATAACCCGCTGTACTACGGCGACATATATTCGTTCCTGTTGCGCACCGGTGGAGCTGTACGCCGTTATGACAAGAAGGGAGTATATCTCCTGGCAGAGGCTGCCTCAGAGTAAAGGAAGGAGGAATTATGATACCGAGGATAAAAATATCATACTTAAACGGCCAGCTGGGCACAGTGGGCGACAGTCCTGACGGGCTGTTTGCCCTCGTGTGCGGAGCCACTGTCGTCAGTTCGACCTTTGCGCTGGAAAAGGCATACAGCATAAGACGGCCTGCCGATCTGGACGCACTGGGCGTGACGGCCGAGAACAATCCGCGGCTGTACAAGCATGTAAGCGACTTCTACAGCATTGCAGAAGAAGGCACGGAAGTGATTGTCTGGGGTGTTGACAAGAGCACTGCAATGACTGCACTGCTCGACAAGACGACAGGAAGTGCGCGAAAGCTGCTGGAAGCCCAGGGCGGAAAGCTCAGAGGTCTGTTTGTGGCATTGGACGGCAAGGCCGGCACATCGAGTGACAATGGACTCGACGAAGATGTGTTCACAGCCTTGCCAAAGGCTCAGGAGCTGGCAGAATGGTCAACAGACGAAATGTATGCGCCTATATTCGTTGTACTTGAAGGACGCGGTTACGGCGATTCTGAAAGTTTCACAGACCTCAGCGAGATGACAGACAACCGTGTCGGAGTGCTTGTAGGCGACACAACGTCGGAGTCGGAAGGGGCATGTGTAGGTTTGCTTGCAGGCCGCCTGGCAAGTATTCCAGTGCAGAGAAACATAGGACGTGTGCGTGACGGCGCACTGCCAGCAACAGAGATGTATATAGGTGCCGCAAAGGTGGAAACCGGCATGAGCGTGATAGAAGAACTTTACGACAAAGGTTATATCACTCCGCGCAAGTACACCGGCAGAAGCGGATATTTCTTTACGGACGATCGTCTTGCATGTGATGAGACCGACGACTACGCACATCTTGCCAACAGACGTGTGATAGACAAGGCTTATCGTATAGTTTATGACACTCTGCTGGACATGATGCTGGACGAGCTGGAAGTCAACGAAGACGGCACGCTACAGACGGGCGTAGTGAAAAGCTGGCAACAGACAGTTGAAGACAAATTGAACGCCAATATGACAGCTGCCGGAGAACTCAGTGCCGGAGATGACGGTGAGGGTGCTGTGTGCTACATTGACGAGACACAGAACGTGCTGGCGACGTCAAAGGTTGAGGTGACAGTGAAGGTACGTCCATTCGGATATGCGAGATACATTGATGTAAGTCTTGGATTTGAAGTTCAGACATCATAACAAGGAGGTGACTATGGTTAACACAAGAGAATATGAATGGAGCGACGTTAACGTCGTTGTTGCAGGACGTGTGGTTACAGGACTGCGCGGCATAAAGTACGGCAGCAAACAGGAGAAGGAACTGCTCTACGCCAAGGGTAACAAGCCTCACGGCATACAGCATGGCAACAAGGACTTCAGCGGCGAACTCACGTTGCTACAGAGCGAATATGAGGCATTGAGAGCCGCAATGGGCGGTGACGTGCTTGACGGCGCGTTCAACATCGTGGCGTGCTACGGCAACGCGAGCAAGGGGGACGCGATAGTGTCAGACATGCTGGTGAACGTGGAGATAACCGAGGACAACACCGAGTGGAAACAGGGTGACAAGTTCCAGGAGAAGACCCTGCCGTTTATCTTCACGGACAAGAAAAGAGTATGAGACGGTGAGAGAGTGAGAAAGTGAGAAGGTATAAATTTAAAAAGTAAAAAAGATGAGGATAGATGACAAGCTCATAAAGGAATGGAAGGACAGGAATCCCGGCAAGGATATCTTTCTTATTACGGTGGATGACAAGGGCTGCGTGCTGAGAAGCCCCGGACGCCAGGATCTGAGCTACGCCAGCGTTGTAAAGGACCCGATGAAGATGAACGAGGTTCTCGTCAACCAGCTGTGGGTTGCCGGAGACGAGGAGATGAGGACGGATGACAGTCTGTTCATGGCGTTGTGCAACAAGCTGGAGGAAGTGCTGAAGGTAAAGGACGCCGAAATAAAAAAACTGTAGCGGATGCCGGCATAGACGACTTTACGGGGAGAGACGACATCCTGTTCTATGACACGCTGTTGCGGTATTATCTGCACGTTGACCCCGAGGTCCTGCCGGACGAGAAGTGGGCATGGACGATAAGGTTCCTTCTTGAGATAAGAATGATGGAGAACAAGGCGAATGGATAGTGTACTGAAGTTTCTGATAAAGCTGCAGGCGGACAGCGGCAATGTGCTTGAGGTCGCCCGGCAGACATCCCGGCGGCTGGACGACATATCCCGCCGCGCGGGAACCGTCAGCGCAAGACTGAGAAAGGCGTTCTCGGTGTCGAACTTCAAGGACTCGTTCATGTCTCTGCCCGGAATGGACTTCCTGACCAACCCGTACACCATGATGGCTGCGGGAATCGGAGCCGTCGCCAGGCTGGGCGCGGAGGCGGAACAGACAAATGTCGCTTTCTCGGTGCTTGTGGGCAACGAGACCAAGGCCGCGCAGATGCTCGGCAAGATAACGGACATGGCGGCTGCCACGCCGTTCGGCAAGATGGGCCTTGTGAAGAACGCTCAGACGATGATCAACTTCGGTGTGGCTACGGATAAGGTTCTGCCGCTGCTCAGACAGCTCGGCGACATATCCGGCGGAAACGCGGAACGCCTGTCGGGACTGTCGCTTGTGATGGGACAGGTGGCGGCGGCGGGAAAGATGCAGGGGCAGGACCTGATGCAGTTCATCAATGCGGGATTCAACCCTCTTCGCGAGCTGTCGGTGATGACGGGCAAGAGCTATGAGAAACTGCAGGACATGATGTCCAAGGGACGGATAACCTACGAGAACGTCGCTGCGGCGGTTGCCCACGCGACGGGCGAGGGCGGAAAGTTCAACGGCATGATGGAAAAGCAGTCACAGACTGTTGGCGGCAAGTTCAGTACGGTCATGGACAACGTCCGTGAGAGTGTCATATCCATGTTCGGGGAGATACGCTCCCCGCTTTCCGACCTGCTGGATACGGTGAACGGCGCGCTGCCGATGATATTCAGCGTCGTCCAGAGGATATTCGGAGTAATGTCCGCCGGCATCCGCTTTATCATACAATACCGTAAGGAGCTCTTCATCGTGGCGTCGGTGACAGGCGCCGCATGGCTGGCGGCAAAGACATACACGACAGCCCTTCTGGTGTATCACGGCGTCCAGACCGCCATAACCGTAGCCACCAGGGCATGGGCAGTGGCACAGCGTCTTCTCAATGTCGCCCTGTTCGCCAATCCGATAGGTGCCGTCGTCGGTGCTGTCGGCCTGCTTGCCGCAGGAGTCATATACTGCTGGAACAAGTTTGCCGGCTTCAGGGCTTTCCTTCTGACAGCCTGGGACACGGTAAAAGGTTTCGGTGGCATAATCAAGACATATATGATAGACCGGTTCAAGGAGCTTCTGGGCGGCATCGGGAAAATCGGCGAGGCTCTCAGGTTTCTCTTTAAGGGTGAGTGGGAAAAGGCGGCAGGCGCGGCAAGACAAGGCTTCCAGATGTTGAGAGGCACCGCATCCGCGCGCAATCTCACAGCGGCGGCTTCAGACACCATCCGTGCCGCTGGCGGTCTGTACGGCAGGTACTACAGGCAGGAGAGCCGCAAGGAAAGGCAGGAGAAGCCGTCCATCTCTGTCCCCGGACTGAAGGGCAGCGAGCAGAAGGTGGTGTTCGGCAAAGGCAGCGGAAAGAAAGGGCGCGGCGGAAGGAAATCGGCGGAGACCATGGCGACAGGCGGCAGGCGCAACACCTCCATAACCATGAACATATCGAAATTTTTCGACAGTATAAACGTATACATGAACGACAGGACAGACACGGCGGAGCTGGAGCAGACCATTGTCAGGACCATGAACCGTGCGCTGGCTATAGCTACAAGTACAGAGAGATGAGCACAGCATCAAGATTCATATTGGAGAACATGGCGTTCAGAGCCATCGGCGGCAAGGTGCCTCCTTACTGGCTTTTCAAGCAGGGAGGACTGTCGGAAGTCGATTCCGCGGAATATGCGGAGATAAAAAGGCTTAGCGACGGGCAGCTGGCGGATGTCGTCCGGACAAACGCCCTCGGTGTGCCGATGCAGCTTCCGGTGAGACTGCGGCTCGAGGAAGCCGGAGCCGAGGAATGGCTCGTGCCCGTCGAGCCTATGATAAGCCTCACCGGGCAGAATATAATAACGCGCCGCAGGGTCAACAAGGGGCGCGTGAAAGGTTCGATAAAGGAGAGATGGGCGGAGGACGACTACTCCATAACCGTACAGGGGATACTTGTCGGTGCCGGAGGGAAATATCCGGAGGAGGATGTGGCACGCCTGCGCGGTTTCTGCGAGGCTGGGCGCGTTACTGTCCTCAATCCTCTGCTCGAGATATTCGGCATATCACACATGGTGATAGAGAAATGGGAGATACCGTTCACGAGCGGCAGCGACAACCAGAACTACACCCTGAGCGGATACAGTGATGACATATACAAGCTGCTTCTGAGCCGCGACGATCTTGACATATAGACACCGTCCATGTACACAATGACATATGACATAACAGTCGGAGGTTACCGCGTAGGCATGCTTGACTCCGTGGAGATACACAAGAGTGTCGAGCTGCTTGCCGACACCGCCGAGATACGGCTTCCGGCAACGGAGTACAATACCGCTCTTGAGGTGGAGGAGAAAATCAAGAGAGGCGACGCCGTCTCGATAAGGCTCGGATATGAGGAGTCCGGGCTTGTGGAGGAGTTCAGGGGATGGCTTCAGAGAATAGCTACCGACAACGGCAGGCTGAAGCTCGTGTGTGAGGATGACCTGTTCAGATACCGCAAGGACATCAGCGATGCGGTCTTGAAAAAGGTGAGGCTGTCCGAACTGCTCGAGAAGGTCGTAGAGGGTACCGGCACCGGTGACGCTATAGACTGCTCGTATAGCTGGACATACTCCAAATTCATCATAAACGACGCGACGGGCTATGACGTGCTTAAGAAAATACGGGAGGAGTGCGGCGCGGACATATACGTAAGGGACGGTGTGCTCCATCTCCACCCGCCGGGTGAGGTTGTGGGCAAGGAACGGATATACGACTTCGCCCTTAATGTGGAGGACAATGACCTGACATACCGCACGACTGAGGACAACAGGTTCCGCATAGTGGTCAAGGCAAACATGCCGGACGGCACCGTCAGGAAGATTGAGGTCGGAAGCACCGGCGGCGACAAGATTGTCGTGAAGAGTCCGGTTGCTGATGCGGACGTGATGAGACAGCGCGGGGAGGCGGAGCTTAAGAGACGCTCGTTCAACGGGTATGACGGCAGCATAACGACATGGCTGATACCGGAGTGCTGTCCTGGTGACACGGCTGTGATACATGACAGGGACTATCCCAGGAAAGACGGCACTTATTTCGTAAACAGCGTGACCACCACCTTCGGCAAGGACGGCGGAAAGCGCAAGATAGGACTTGGATTCAGAATTGACTGATGGACAGATACAGGGAACTGGCTGAAAGGCTGCGTGGTATACAAGACTACGGACACCGGGACGTATTGCTGACGCAGGGTACCGTAGAGAGCGTGCACGGTGTGACGTGTGACGTCAGGATCGGCGGCATTGTCGTGCCGGACGTGAGACTGAAGGCGTCCGAGACGGCGGACAGCGGGCGTATGCTGGTTGTGCCCGCTGTGGGCAGCGCGGTGATAGCGGGAAGCCTGACCGGTGACCTGTCACAGCTTGTCGTGCTGCATGTTGACCGTGTGGAGCGTATAGAGATAAACGGAGGGCGTCTGGGAGGCCTTGTGAACATCGGCGAGCTGACATCGCGCCTGAACGCTCTTGTGGAGGCGTTCAACACGCATACGCACACGTCGTCACAGGGACAGACAGGTCCTCCCGTGCAGAGGGCGGAGACATTCAAGAGGGACGATTATGAGGACATACTGATAAGACACTGAGTCTATGAAAGGAATACAGCTGAAGAATTACGAGCCGGAGATCGAGACCGTAAGGGATTCTGACGGAAAGATTGTCCGGGGACTGAAGACGGGCGACATACTGCGTCAGAACCAGGCACTCATACTTCTGCTGCACAAGGGCGAGCTGAAGGAGAGCCCGTGCACCGGTTGCGGCATCGGTGACATGCTTCTGGACAGCGACCCTCTGTACTGGCGTGCGGAGATAAGGGAGCAGCTGGAGATGGACGGCCAGAATGTGGACCGTGTGGAGACCGGCAGCGACGGTATAACGATAGAGGCTGGATATAGGGAATAATAATGTATATGGAGATGACTGACATTATAGAGAAATTCGTGCACGAGCACATGTTCATGCACATAGTGCTGATAGCTTTGAGCGTGGCCGCCATGCTTCTGGCGATGACGGTCGATTTTTTCACAGGCCTTCACAAGGCGAAGAAGAACGGCGTGGCGCGCACGTCGCAGGGACTGAAGAAAACCGCCACCAAGGCGACGAGATACTTCACGCCCTACATGGTGCTTGTCGGAATAGACCTTATAAGCTGTGTGGTGATGCCGTTCCCGGCGTTCTCCATGCTGTGGGCGGTGTACTGCATCTACTGCGAGTTCAAGAGCGTAAGGGAGAAGAGCTGGGAGAAGGAGGAGATGCGCAGGGCGCGGAATACGATGAGCGTGATAATAGAGAACAAGGACGACATCGCGCGGCTTGTGGCGGAGATGCTGTTCAAGGAAAATGAGAAAAAGTGAAAACGTAAAAAGGCAAACGGTGAGGAAGTGGGAATGAGAAGGATAGAAAGGATATTCGTGCACTGTACGGCGGGCAGCCAGAGGCAGACCGTGGAGGACCTGCGGAAAGAGTTCAGGGATAAAGGCTGGAGGAATCCGGGGTATCACTATGTGGTGACAGCTGACGGCAGTATAGTGCGGATGCTGGGTGAGGAGCAGGTGAGCAATGGCGTGAAAGGATATAACTCCACGTCTGTTAATGTGGCATATACAGGCGGAATTGACAGTCGTGGAAAATCTACAGACAACAGGACAGAAGCGCAAAAAGAATCGTTGAGAAAGATTTTGTCGGAGCTTAAAAAAAGATATCCTCAGGCTATTATCCTGGGACATCGCGATATAAGTCCTGACAAAAACAAAAACGGAATAGTCGATCCCTGGGAACGCATTAAGGACTGCCCGTGCTTTGATGCAAAAACGGAATATCAGAACATAAAGTAAGAGACATGAAAAATCTTATATTAGCAATATTAACTTTTGCGGCAATCTTATTGCTGATGTGCAGCTGTAGAACAACGCAAGTGACAAGTGACAGTCGTGTGAGTGACACTCTTATAATCAGAGACACGCTGATTGTGCATGATTCGCTGATTGTCGCAAAAAAAGAAATAGTGACTACAACTGTACGAATTAAGGATTCGACTGTATTGGTCGTTGATACGACAGGGCGCATAGTTAAGAGCGAACATTATATATCGAGCGACAGAGATAACAATGTTAATGTTAGTAGAGATTCGACAAGTTCTGCTGTCAGAAATAATAAGACAAGTATAAAGAATACACAACAGTCTGACAGCAATAGGCTTGAACAAACAAAAAAAAGAGATTGGAAAGAAATTGCTGTTGTCTTTATTGTCGGTTTTGTTTGTTGTCTTATGATTTACATAGGAAGAAAAAAATCTTAAATATGGATACTAATGTAAAAGATGGTCAGACACTGGCAGATATTGCCATACAGGAATTTGGCTCGTTGGATGCTCTTGCAGACATCGCAATGATAAACGGAATGGCAATGACGGAAGTTCCTGATGCAGGTACTGTGTTACAGTTGCCGGATAAAATTTATGACCGCGTGATGCAGGAATATTGCAAAGTAAACAATGTGTCGCCGGCTACTGCCAGAGATCTGTCGGGTGTGAGACTTAGTATTTTTTCAGAACAATTCACAAAGCAATTCAAATGATATGGCACGTACTATTTCTGAGATAAAAAAGACAATGACGGATGCATTTATGGCTGACCAAACCGTACGCGAAAAATACAAGCTGTCATCTGAAGACACATTTAACAGTGCCTTTTCAAAAGCCAGTTTGGAAAATATACTGTTCTACATTGTGGCAGCCTGCTGCCATTTTATGGAAGTCATATTCGAAAAATACAGCAAAGATGTTGATGATAAAATCAGCAGCGCTGTTGTGGCAAGTGTGCCGTGGTATTGGAAAATAGCAACAGGATTCCAATACGGCGATGCCCTGGTGTTTGACGAAGCAACACAGCAATATATATATGCAAATGAGGACGACTCGAAAAAAGTTGTCAAATATGCAGCTGTCCGCGACCGTGGAACATCGGTAGAAATACTTGTGGCTGGTGATAATAACGGGCGTCCAGTGGCTCTTTCAACTGATATTTTATCAGCATTTGAAAACTATATGAACAGAGTCAAGATAGCAGGCGTAGTGCTTAATATATATTCGCGTGAGGCAGATAGCCTTATAATTAGCGCGAGTGTGACGGTTGATCCTCTGGTCATAGACAGAAACGGCGTTAAAATAAGTGACGGTACACGACCTGTAGAAACTGCGATAGACAATTATCTGAATAACATTGTGTATGGTGGTACGTTCAACAAGACAAAACTGGTAGATGCCATACAGAGCGTGGAAGGCGTTAGCGACGTACTTCTTGGTGAGTGTCAGTACAGGACGGCTGACGATCAGAATTACAGCACGATAAATGGTAATAATTATACAGCTGCCGGAGGATGCTTTGTCAGCTCCGGCTTGCGAAACTCCATAAGTTATGTGGTATCAATTTGACATATTTAAATTTGCGGTGCAATTAGTGCCGCCGATATTACGTTGCAAGATACTGATAGTGTTTTTGGACGTAATAACATTGCCGTTGCGCTATATATACAACAACTTTCTCAGCCATAGAGAAATTGTCAATAAAAGGCTGAACATTACAGCTGGCGTACAGTATATCGAAAAAGCGCTTAACGATGTTTTTTTCTTGAAAAACAGAGAAATATACATTCTTAGCAACGAGTCGGATGGCATAATGTACTGGCATTATGAGAGCGAGGAGAAAGAGAACATATACATGGCGCTCGAAAACGAACAGCAGCCGTTATACTTCCGATTTCAAGGCGAGGCGGACTACAGAGCCAGCTTCACTGTTTATATACCAACCTTTTTGTGCACATCACTGGACGAGGAGGAAGATGAATATAACGGTGAAAATCTACGGACAATTGTCACATGGTTGAATTATTACAAACCCGCTGGAAAAACTTACAGCATAGAATTATACGATTATGAAAACGCTTAAATTTAATGAGGGCGGACAGCCTGTTTTTCTCGATGATCTGAAGACATTGCAGGATAATCAGCAAGAGACATCGTCGCAATTAATGTCAGTTCTCGGAAATAGCCAGAAGGCTTTTTTAATGAAAAAGCCTGCAGTGGAAACGGTGCAGATATCTGAAGACGAACTTACAACAACCTTTGTGCTCAAGGCTGGAACACTTGTTGTGGATGGATTGGCAATGAGTTGGGCAGACACGCAACTGACAATAAACGGTTGGGATACGCCGATATATCTTGTTGTGAAAAAATCGGAAACAGGAGCTCGTGTGTTTCAAGATGGACAGACACGTAATTGTAATGTAGAGGCTATTGTCACACCTACGCTTGATAATAGCGGAGCAGATGAATCTTACAGCCTTTACGAATTGAAAACACTGAATGAGCTTATTCTGGATTTTCTCGAAATAAAAGACACCGTCTGGCAGAATCTGTCAGTCAGCTTTAAAAACGGATATTCAGGAATAGTCAAGTTTCAGGATCTTGACGTATGCCGAAGAATTTATGTGAATATTCAGAGTAGTAGCGTAGCGCCGGTCAGCGGTAGCTTGGATTTATTCTATACATCTGAATCTTTCTTGCAGTCCTTCCTCAGTCCTGTGACTGCTTATGTTCCGTCGGAAAATGGCGTCAGCCCATTTGAACTCGAGGGACACGAGGGAATGGTGCGTGCTAATATATCTCTGCCGGTGGATGATCTTGGTAGTCCTTCGGATGTACCTGTTAAGATAATTTTTGAACTCCCAAAATAAATAATATGACACAAATATATGATCTTCAGCAGCGCGCGGATGTGCTGCGCAAAAAAACGGCAACAGACAGTATATCTCCGGAAGAAGTAGGCGGACTGCATGCGGATACACTTGCATACATAGCTAATATGGAGAGATATGCTTCTTCGCTTGGTATAAAAAAAGTATATACATCTGTAAGCGAGATGAATGGTGATGAGTCGCCAGTTTCTTCGACGGGTATGCCGCTGAAGGCCGGGCAGCTTGTTACAATTTTCAACGCTGAAGCTCCAGATGCAGAGAACAGCGGCGAGATATATGCTTTTCAGAATCCTGGATGGGTACTTGTAGGACGACTGGATGCAGGAACAGCAGATACTTTGAAAAAACTGATAGAAGGTGACAAGGCAACTGTAAGTAACAATAATCGTAATGCGTTTGTGTGGCTCGGAAACTTTGAGACATGGGTAGAAGCACAGACAGAGATAGACAAGTTACATGCAACAGGTGAAGATAATACGAAGGTCGGTGAGTTTAGGCTGTTGCTTAATGGTCGCAATCTCATTGTGCATAATTATGTCCAGAGCTGGGAGACAGGTATATTCACGCAAACCATTCAAGGTTCTATTCAGTGGAACGCTGAAACTCAAACGATGGACCAATCTTTGAACATTAAGACTTATGAGAGACAATATAATGGCGCGGAATGGACTACATGGGAGGAAGGAACTGCAAAGATAGAGCTTGCGCAGGAACTTTCTACTGAGGAAGGTTCGGAAAAGAAGGCCATTTCTCAGAAAGCAGTTAGTGAAGCTATTAATAATTTAAAATCTACTTCATCATTTTCTGATATATCAAGTAGTTCTTTTTTTGATAATATAGATATAAATAGTGATACTATTCGGGAATGGGAGAATAAGTCTTATAGAGCGTCAGATGGCTTATTTATAAGCAATAATAATGCCCAAACGTCTGATTATATTGCAGTAACTCCAGGAAATTATGTCCAATATGAAGTCAAAACATCATTAGGTACACAATGGTTTAGCATTGTATTTTTCGATAACAACAAGAATATTCTTTTGGAAAGTTCCATTGTAAGTTCTGATGCGATATATAGAAAATATGATGTAGATGACTTTTCTTTTAAGAGCTTAATAAAGGTTCCTGATGGCGTCTCTTATATGAGAATTTCACTAATATCTTCAGTATATAACGATAATCTATATATATGTAGGGTAATATCATTGTCTAATCTTCTTAATGCTAATTTAATCAGTAAAATTGATGGAATAAAGTCTTATAAGATTACAGGAAAAGAAACAGGGTGGAGAATAGATAGAAATGAGCCTTATTCATGGGGCAGTGGCTTAATTGAAGTAAAAGAGAATGACATTGTTATTTTTAAAACTGCCGTGGTGGCAAGTAGAACATCAATAACTCCATTAGTTGTTGGTCTTAATGAAGACCGTTCAGAATGCACAGACCTTACGGATTCAATATTTAAAAATACTAAGATTACCAATGTCGTATATGATACGGCATACACTTATAGAATTACAATTCCACCAACAATAAAATACATTGTTGTTAATGGAACATTTAGTATGAGTTATAAAGATTTTGTTCAAAAGCACAATATTCCGTATGTGCTTGTAATTAGTTCTTCGTATGAAGAAAACGATAATCTTTCATCCTTTTTAAATTCGCAAGTAAATAAAGAGGCATTTGGAATTTTTGATAGAACAAATACATTTAAAATTTTTAATTATCAAAACTCAGAAAATGCAACTACAAATGAAGAAGAAGAATTTACGTCATCAAGTCAATTTATTTGTATCAGTAGTCCTGAACATTTAAAAAAATGTTATGATGCAAATGGTTATGTTTTAAGTGTTTGTAAGGCAACATTTATCCCAGAGGGCGACGTTACCTCAGCTAAAATAAGTAAATATAGTGTAAATCAATCTATTATAGGAGGCGTTTTTCCTCAAGCGCAGACAAATGTCGTTCTTATGATTTACAAAAATACAGCTAAAGAAGTAGCTGGACTTGTGTATAATTGCACAGTAGGGGCTAAATTTAAGTTTGCAGACAGGATGTCATTCAGAATAACGGACAATTTGTTTAGAAGGTTATCTGAAAACATAACGATGTTTAAGAGGCTTCAACAATATGTGGAGACACATTATTCTGAGCTTCAATATGCACAACAATACAGTCAATCCGTCATCACATTAGATTTAGGTTCATATGCAATGACGGAAATTGCAGGGCACACTATAGCTTTCTTCGATGATAGTATAGGGCTGGCAAAAGACCCAGATGACAAGGTTACGGAGTATTTAGAGCCTTATCCGACATGGGTTGCTAATAAATTAGGGTGCGTATGCCTTAATTTAGCAAGAAGTGGACATAATCCTTACGAGGAATTTACACAAGAACAAATGGAAAAAGTCACTGATGATACACGTCTGATTATTTTAGGTGGTACTACGAACGGAGATTACGGTACACAGGACGAAATTGATTCAACGGATAAAACAAAACCTCATGGATTGTTGAATTGGGTAGTTGAGTGGTTCAGAGAAAATAGACCAAATGCTCAATTATTGTTTGTCAATACAGGTTGTCTTAATGCCAACGAAACAGGTGAAGCAACAAGTGACAATTACAAATGGAGAGTTGCATATAAAGAGGTCGCAAAACATAAGTGTATTCCATATATGAGCGTATTAGAAGAATGTCAATTTGAAGATAATATTTATAGAGATTACTATACATATGATGGGACACACCTTAATGATAAGGGCGCAAAAAGAGTTGCGTCAGCTATAGTACAATTTATATTAAAAAATGTTTATTGATTATGAAAGAGAAGGTAATCAAATTCGTGACAAACAGATGGTTCGGCTTCGTGGCAGGACTGGTAATCGCAATGCTGTACATGTGGCAGGAACAGAGCCTCGGCAGCGTCAACGCGTGGATAATGGGCATTATAACACCGCTGCTCTTCGGAGCGTTCGCCGAGGTGGTGAGATATGTAACCACGGAGGACACGTACAAGTGGAAGAACCTGCTGTGGTGGCTCGCGGGAGCTGTCATTGGAGTAGTGGCGATGCTTGTTGTATAGGTGTCCCTTCCGCGCCGGGCGGAAGTAAAAAGCCCCGGCCTGTTAATATAGACGCCAATCATTTATTAACACAAACGCTACAGATGCGCGGCCGGGGCATATGTCCTCTGCCACATCTGTAGCGTTTTTATTTGTTATAAATGATTGGCGTGCAAATGTACTAAAAAATATTGAACATAAAATCAGAATGAATAAATATTATCAGATTTTGAATAAAATCCTCAATACGGGCAAGACGCAGACTAACAGGAAAGGCCGTATAAGGTATCTGTTGAACGAGAGGCTGACACTTGTTCCTGGTGACCTGCTCGACATTTTCGAAAGCCACGGAATAGCGCGCAGGAAACTGAAAGCGGAACTTAGCCTGTTCATGCAGGGTGAGCGAGATGTTGAAAAATACCGAGAGGCGGGCATCACATGGTGGGACTATTGCGGACATACGCTGGTGAACAGCTATCCTACATATTTCGATAAGCTGCCGCCCTTGATCGACAAGATAAACAATGAAAAGAGAAACAGTAAGAACTACGTGCTGTTCCTCGGTTCTACAGGTGTGGAGACGAACCAGGCGCCATGCCTGAGCCTCGTGCAATTCCAGATAGACGAAGGCGGACTGGTCGTGTCCGCATACCAGCGCAGCAGTGATGCCAACCTCGGACTTCCGTCTGACATTTACCACCTTTATTTGATGTCGAGACAGATAGACTTTCCCTTGAGGTCCATAACTCTTGACATTGGCAACGTGCACATTTATGAGAACAACATATCCCGTACAGAAGACTTGCTGGCGGGTAAGGAAAACATCAAATTTGAATTGAACGTATGAGAAAGATGTATTTGTCGGCTCCTCTTCCGTTTGTAGGGCAGAAGCGTATGTTCGCCAAGGAGTTTATAAAAGTGTTGGAACAGTTCAAGGACAAGAGCGTGTTCGTGGATTTGTTCGGAGGCAGCGGCTTGCTGTCGCACATCACCGGACGCATAAGACCGGATGCGACGGTCGTGTATAATGATTATGACAATTACAGGGAAAGACTGCTTGCCATTCCGCATACCAATGCCCTGTTGGCTGACTTCAGACTGCTGGCGGCGGATGTGCCGAAAGGAAAACCTATAAGAGGCGCAGCGCGTGAACGTATATTTGAACGTATGGCAAGGGCGGAAAAGGAATGGGGATTTGTTGACTATATCACCGTGTCGTCGGTTTTGATGTTCTCCATGAAGTATGCCACGAGCCTTGAAGCCATGCGCAAGGAAACGCTTTACAACAACATACGCAAGACTGACTATTCGCCGTGTACCGATTACCTGGAAGGTCTGACCGTAACGTCATGTGACTACAAGGAACTGTATATGAAGTACAAGGATGTTCCGGGAGTGGTGTTCATTGTCGACCCGCCTTATCTTTCAACCGATGTAGGTACGTATAAGATGTACTGGCGGCTTTCCGACTATTTGGACGTGTTGAACGTCCTAAGGAACAAACCTTTTGTCTATTTCACATCCAACAAGTCATCGATAATAGAACTTTGCGAATGGCTTGGTGAAAACAGGACACTCGGAAACCCTTTCAAAAATTGTGAAAAAGTGAAGTTCAACGCACATGTGAATTATTCTTCAAAATACACAGACATTATGCTTTATAAGAAACAGACGGAAAAAACTGCCTGAACATGACTTGAATGCAGTTGTATTGCCATTTGAACACCGTTTGTAAGGTGTCTGTAAGTTCGGAGTGTGAGCATACTTGCCGCATTCCGAACTTTTTCTTGAAATAATATGAATCCATTAAAACGAGATGTGTCTTTTATACATTTCGTTTTTT